AGGGGACACCATGGACGCACTATCTGCCGTAGCTGCCAAAATGCCGCCGGAGGGAGGTCGTGTCATCGTGACGCTCTCGGACGGCAGCGTCATCAGTGGCTTTTATCAGCCGCCCGCCCCGCCGGAGACGGGCGATGTTGTGGAAGATCAGGAAGCAATCTGCATCGTGATCGGCGACGTCGAGCAAAGGGACGCGCTGCATGTCTGGGTTAATCCGCGGTTCATCGCGACGGCGATGGCTGGCGGCGACGATGACGAGATCGTGCCGGCGCATCTCCGGAAGCGAATAGCCTGACCTATTGCCGGACGCGTGAAGCGCGGCGCCGTCGGACCCAAAAAATCCGAATGCCTTTGCGGCGCGCGGCGCGCTCGCAATCGGCGACGACGCGGCCGCTGAGATTGATCGGGTCCCACCGGATCGCGACCGCGACGCAATTCGCCGGCGCGTTCATGATCGACCCGACCATGGTCGAGCCCACGTCGAGCATCCGGTGCGAGGTCACGAACGGGCGGTCGGTCGGGCAGGGGCCATCGCGGAGCCAGTGCCAGCGTCGGATCACGGCGCCCACGCGACCGGCATCTGCATGTTCGGATCGCTATCGCTCGGCTTTTCGGTGCCGACGTAGACGTGCCGGTAATTTTCGCCGGGCTTCATCGTCCGGGCGACGAAGGTGATCGCCGCGTGGAACGCGTCGGACGGGTTGGTCGCTTCGGCAAGGACGGTTTGCGCGCGGTCGCCCGTGAAGGTGAAATCGATCGTCCACCGCCGCATCGGAGCGTCAGTCATTTTCGCCTCCGTGTCTTCGGTCGCTTAACGACAATCCGCCAGGGCACTCCACGCGAAGCATCCGTGTTCCGTTCTACGTCAAGGCGGAACGAGAACGGCGAAACAATGCCGGGTGTGGGCTTAATGAGCTCGGCAAGAGCACGCGCGAAATCATGCGGCATTGCGTCGCTGTCCAGAACCTTCGTGCAGTGCATCAGAATTTCATAGTCGGTGAGATCGGGCCGTAAGAGCGTCCGAAGCTCGGGTGACAGACCGCCGTTGGCGGGGGCACCGATCCGCTTGAGCCAACGGGCGATCGACGCGTCGTCGGTCATTCGGCCGCCTCGCGCAGCTGCCGGAATACCGCGGCGCGCTCCGCGGCGGTGTGCTCGCGCTCGGGATCGATGTACGACGTCTGCTCGATCCAGTCGCCGGTGGAGCTCGCCGCCGGCGGGACGAGCAAGAACCCGTCGGTCGAGCCGACGCGGATGAGAGCCATCAGCCGGTGCTTCTCGAGGAAGGCGCGGAGGTGGGGATCGCGGTGTGCGTGGGGATGCGCGGCGCTTATCCAGATCTGGAGTACCGACCAGTTTTTCCGCTCGCCGGTTTCGTTATTCACCGACGTGACGTAGTCCGGGAGGATGTCGATCACGTAATGCGACCGGTCGGGCCGTGAGAGCTCGGCCGTCGCCTCGGGGTCGCTGAGCCACAGGCAATCCCACAGGCGGCACGATCGCGGCCGCCGATCGTAGATCGCGCAGCCCTTGCCGGTGCGCTGGTGCTGGCAGCGGGTCAGCGCCGGTTTTCCGAGCTCGGAGACCGGCATCACTTTGCAGCACGCGGTGCAACCGCCGCAGCTTCTCATCTCGCCTCCACGCGATACCCGAACCTCGCGGCCCCTCCCGAAACTGTCAACCCGAGGAAACCCTATGACGATCTCAATCGCCGGTCTCATCGGATTCGTGATCCTGGCCCTGGTCGTCGGCCTGATCGCCTATGTCCTCACGCTGATCGTCGACCGCGCGCCGATGATCGATGCCGCGATCAAGCAGATCATCCGCTGGGTCATCTTCGCGGTCGCGGCCCTGGTCATCCTTTTGGCCTTGCTCCAAGCCCTCGGCGTGGTCGCAGGCGGTCCGATAGTGATTGCGAGGTAAGCGCCTCGACGGTGGCCGCCGGATCGTAGGCCGTGACGATCGTCCCCAGGAGCTCGTGCGAAGTCTGGAACAGGCGGCCGCTCGCGACGTCGTGGGCGAGGCCAAAACTGAACGGCGAATAGGTGCCGGCAATGACCGCCGCCTCGCGCGTGAAGCCGACGGCGAACTGCCACCAGACCCGCGCCTCGCCTTCCTGATTGTTGTTCGCGATCACCGCTCGCTCCTCCCGTTGATCAAGCCCCCCAAGCGGAACGGATACAACCAATGAGCACCCCCGTGATCAACCCGGCGGTGAACCGCCGCGCCTATTCGATCCTGGCCGTTAAGGCGGTGCAGGAAGACCAGCGGACGATCCGCGGCACGGCGACGACGCCGACGCCCGATCGCCTCGGCGACATCGTGGAGCCGCTGGGCGTCAAGTTCAAAAACCCGTTGCCGCTTCTCCACCAGCACCAGGCGGACCAACCGGTCGGCACGGTCCGGTTCGACAAGCCGACGAAGGATGGCGTCGACTTTGAGGCGAAGCTGCCGCGGATCGAGGAGTCTGGTCCGCTCCGCGATCGCGTCGACACCGCTTGGGGCGAGATCAAGGCAGGCCTGGTCCGCGGCGTCTCGATTGGATTCAGGCCGATCGAATTCTCGTTCATGGACGACGGCGGGATCCGGTTCGTTGAGACCGAGGTCCTCGAGCTCAGCCTGGTGACGATCCCCGCCAACCAGGAAGCCACCATTCAGACCGTCAAATCATTTGATCGTGCTGCGCCAGCCGCGTCAGGCAACGAAAAGCGCAGGGCGTTCGCAGTGCAGCTCCTCCCGGCGTCTCGGGCCCCCGAAGTTCGAATTACGCCCAAGGAGGGCGCCCGGAAAAATGAGGACCGTGTCTGAACAGATCACCGCGCTCGAGACCACGCGCGCCGCCAAAGCCGCGCGCATGACAGCGGTGATGCAGAAGGGAATGGACGAGGCCCGCTCGACCGACCAGGCCGAGCAGGAGGAATTCGACAACCTGCAGACCGAGGTCGAAGCGATCGACGGCGATCTCACCCGGCTCCGCTCGCTCGAGCGGGTCACCGCCGTGAAGGCGAAGCCGGTCAACGAAGCCCGGAGCGAAGGCGAGGGCAGCCAGGCGCGCGCCGGGATCATCGTCAAGAACACCGAAAAGCTCGAGCCGGGCATCCGGTTCGCGCGCATCGCCAAGGCGGTCGGGTTTGCCAAGGGCAATCTCCTGCAGGCGCTCGCCTACGCCGAGAACCGGTGGAAGCACGACGATGTCACCATCGGCGTCCTCAAGGCGGCGGTGCCGGCCGGGAGCGTCGGCGGTGACAGCACGGACAGCCCTGCCGGATGGGGCAGCGCCCTGGTGTCGACCGAGAGCGGGCCGTTCGCGGATTTCGTCGCCTACCTCCGGCCAATGACGATCCTCGGCAAGTTCGGGGCGAACGGGATCCCGAGCCTGCGGCGCGTGCCGTTCCGGACGCCGCTGGTGAGCCAGATCGGCGGCGGCGCCGGCTACTGGGTTGGCGAGGGGCGGGCGAAGCCGCTCACCTCGTTCGACTTCTCGCGGACCACGCTCGAACCGTTGAAGGTCGCGAACATTGCGATCATCACGATGGAGCTCCTCCGCGACAGCAGCCCGAACGCCGAGGTCCTTGTCCGCGATGGCCTGGCCGAGGCGCTCCGCGATCGTCTGGACCGCGATTTCGTTGATCCGAACAACGCCGGCACGGCGGGGATCAAGCCGCCGTCGATCGCCAACGGCGTTACGCCGATCGTGTCGACCGGCACCGATGCCGCGGGCGTGCGAACCGACGTCGCGGCGGTGATGAACGCGTTCATTGCCGCGAACAACCCGCCGACGAGCGGCGTGTGGCTCATGCCGTCATCGATCGCTCTCCAGCTCTCACTGATGCAGAACGCGCTCGGCCAGCCGGAATTCCCCGGCATCTCGCTCAATGGCGGGACGTTCTTCGGCCTGCCGGTGATCGCGTCGGAATACATGCCGCACGAGAGCACGGGCGCAGTGGTCGAGCTCGTCAACGCCGGCGACATCTACCTGGCCGACGAAGGCGGGATCAACGTCGACATGAGCACCGAGGCCTCGGTGGAAATGAGCGACGCCCCGGTGGCGAATTCGATTCCGCCGACGCCGGCGACGTCGATGGTCTCGCTCTGGCAGACCAATAGCGTCGGTCTTCGCGCCGAGCGGACGATCAACTGGAAGCGTCGCCGCACGAGCGGCGTCCAGGTCCTCACC